CTCCAATTTGTGTAAGTTGAGCAGCAATTATATTTAACATTTAACCAATAGCCCCTACAATATACCAAGTATTTGCAGCTGTTTTAATACATGCCGCAGACTTATATTGTGCAAGGGTTGGCTGTGCAACTGTGCCACCAGCACTTAATACTGTTGTAGTGCCAGAGGTAACCGCTTTAATAGTTACTAAGTTTGCAGTTTGATTTAATACAGTGATAACAGTGCCTATTGGAAAATTATATGTAGCATCTGTTGGTATTAAAAATTCACCAGCCGAAGATTTGTTCATAGGTATTAATTGTTGGTACTCATCGCCACTTGCTATTGTATAATCTGCTGTTTTAGCAGTCTGTACTGTAAAGGCTGGTAGTCCATTCCACATAGCGGAAGTTACTACATCACCTGTATTACCTGGAAAAGTTGGCATAATTTACTCCTTAATAAGATAAGACGTTTTGGTCTAAAACGCCATAATTCACGTTGCCTATTATAAACCCATCTATGACAGGTTCTAGTGTTGTGAAGGTTGTTTTCCAGCTATTCGGTGTTATATTCATACGGACACCAAATATCTGTAAAGTTTTCTCTAAGGTCGATCCACCAGGCTGGGTAGTAAGCACTGTGATCGGATCAAAGAAATCTAGGTCTAAAGCTGCTACCACGCCTGTATTGTAATTAGGGGTGTATAGGTCTAAGACTATAGCATCGCATCGGATAGAGGTTTCAGCTCTACTGGCTACATAAGCCCTGGCGTAATCTAGAGCTACAGCATCTGTCTGCATTAATAGATTATTTAAAAAATAACTATGCAGAAAGTACTTATCTATGCTGGCTTGGTTTGTGGCTACTTGGCCAGTACCACCCACTCTAGTAATAGTTGCTTTATTAAATACTAATACATCGTTTAATATCCAAGTAGCATCAAAATAATCTATGCCTGATCCATTATCTGCAAAAAGTGTGGGTGTGCCAGCAATAGATGCGACAGTTACGGAACGATCTTGAAATACAAAATTATTATCGGCATCCACATAGATAGCCCCATACTCGGATTCTGTTGCAATTTGTAAAGCTTGTAAAGCTGTGCGGTTGGTGCCAGGATCTGCTTGTAATGTAGTAAGACCTGCATCTATATCACGCTGTGATGCTGGCCAGTCAATTTCATCTAGTATTTGATTTATGCGAGTACCAGACAAATCGCCAGCGGTAGCGCCAGTAACAGTGCTTATTTGTGCTAACTGGGCTAGTCTAAAAGCATCTACAGCTTGAATAGTAGTCATGGCCAAATCTGCTTCTGATTCATCTGGATAGGTTGTAACATAGCTTGTAATAAATCCAGCAAATATAGGATAAGTAACATTATTGTAGGTAGCAGTAATCTGTACCTTCTTCATAGGTGTTAATAGATTGTAATATGGCCCTGATACATTTTGTGGGTTAAAATCACCATTTTGATCTACTATACGTAAAGTCATTGTGCCAGTTTGAAATTGATCGCTAAGAGCCGTACGGCCTCTATTAGTTTCAATTCTATTAATACGATCTGATACATCTACAATTACATCTGCAGAATCAGCCAATACGTTAGTACCTAACACACCCGAATCAATTAAAAAAGCCTGTGAAAATGATGGGCCAGTACTAAAGTTAATTACTGCATTTATTACAGGTACTGTCATACTAAAAATCCATTTGGTACTGTGCTATAACCTGATCTAGTAGCTACCTGTATACTTTCTGCTATAGCTTGGCTCATCCTGTCGCCACCTGCATCTATTTTTAGATTAAGTGTAGGTGCGGAAGTTTGTTGTATACCTGCTAGTAATTGTTGAAGTCCTGAAATGCTTGGTCTGGCCTGTTCTAATAATCCAGATATATTACCTCTTAAATCTTCAAACGTGCCTGGCTGTGTCGGTGCTATCAATTCTTGTAATCCTTTTACAGCTGGTGCGCCATAATTAAGAATAGTTCTAGTTTCCGATCTTAATGCCCCTAGAGTTAATGTTTGTAATTCATTTAATGTAGGTTTAATTTGATCTAACATGCCTCTAATCATGTTTCTAAATGCTTCGTCTAGCTTGTTTGCCGACTCTGCTAACTTCTTTAATGCCTCATACGCTTCTAATTCAGCCAATAGCTTTTTAGCCATAGCTTCATTGTTATCTAGGATGGCTAACTGTGCTTTTAGACGTACTTTAGTTTCATCATCTGTGGCTACATTAAGCGCCTGTGTAATACCAATACGCTCTAGATCAAACTTCTTTTTAAGTTCTTCTACGTTCTTATTTTCTATAGCGTTCTTTTTAACAATAATGTCGTATTCTTTTTTGCGTGCGTTTTCTAATAATTTAGCAGTCATTAACTCTTTACTTAATTGCCTGGTACCGCCAAGCTGTGAACTGCCTTTGCCAAAATCTTTTGTTGCTAAACCTGCTGCGGCACTACCACCAACAATAGTAAATGCAGCTGCAACGGCTTTGGAGTTTCTACTTAATATCGCAAGGGCTAATAAACCTGCTTTGAAACTTGGATTATTTACTAAATCATTAAATCCACGAACTAATTTAGCCAGTTCTTTAATAGCAAACGCTATGTTATCGCCTAAGTTTTCAAAGTTATCTGCAAGGTTTTCTATAGATTTATCTTTACTAAGAATTACTAGAGCATCTACTATGCCTTCTCCAATAGCCTTTGTAGCTTCATCGGCACTCTTTTTAAGTATATCCATCTTGCCTGCATAAGTACCTAACCTGGCGGATGCTTGACCTGAGAATCTTCTTTCAAGCTCTTCCATGATCTTATTCATGTCGCCACTAGCAAGGATATTTTCGTCTATGCCTGTATTAAGTCCTCTTAATGCTTTAGTCTGACCTCTTACACCTGCTGATATTGCACCTACTACAGTTGCCAGGCTTTGTCCAGTACCAGCGCTTATATCTAAAGCGGCTTCTAAAGATCTTTGTGCTAAATCAACTGAGCCAGTAACGTTTAATAATGTTTGAAATGGGCCACGTAGATCTGTAAGTATTGCGTAAGTTTTTTCTAAATTCTTAATATAATCTTCTACTTCGGTAGCCCTAAATGCGTTGCCAGTATTTTCTAGTTGCAACTGTAATGACTTGGCCGCTGCCTGATCTTCGGCAAATGCTTTAACTGCCTTTTTACTAAACGCAACAATAGCGGTAGCACTAAAGGTAAAACCTAAGGTACGTGCTAAATTCTTTAACTGCTTGTCAAATACATTGACATCTTGCTTGGCTTTTTTAAGCGCCTTACCATTCCAGGTAGCGAGTGCGGATACGACTACATTGGCCACTATGCCACCTTCTTTAATTCTGTTGTATCGTTAAAATAATCAGCTGTAGCAGTAATGGCTTTAAGAATAGAATCATAAATCTTAGGGCTATCTTTAGCCCAAGCTCTATAGATCAAGCGACCTTTAGTTTTAGCCCCACCACTTCTAACGTCTTTAATCTTTGGTTGTGATGTAAGGGGTGGCATATCTGTAACGAATTGATAGCCAGCAAATGGGTTATTAGAATTATATGATGATGTAGATCTACTTCTACTTTTAGCGCTACCAGATTTCTTAAATGCTAATGTGCCACCACCAGGATTAATAGATGTAAATGGCGCTCTACCTTGTGGGTTTAATCGGCCTGCGGTTTCATAAATACGACCAGCTGCGTTAATGTTGTAGACATAATTTTCTACTTGAAAACCATTTTTGAATCTTCTATTTTGGCCTTCTTTGTAACCTATGCCACCACGCACGCTATCAGCATTGTATTTTGGGAATGGTCTGTAATCTATCTGTGAAGATACTGGCTTAGACCAGCCAGATAGTACTTCTGCATTACTGGGCACATACCCTTTAGCAGTAGCTTCTACCTGGCGCATTTGTGGATCTAATACTTTTTTAATTCTGTTATACATATCCTCATCAATAAAGCTAAGGCCTTTCATGACCTCTTTAACGCCTACGACCTCTGTTGGCATTTTTGATCTCCTTAGCTCTATCGGTTAATACTTGTACTATCGCCCGATACATCTCCGAGTCCATATAAATAAACTCGCTAGGCGGTATTCCAGTTTCTATAGAAAGTTGAGCGATATTATAGAAAACAGAATCCCGCTCTACTATTTTTTTTCTTCGTCTAATACCTCGACAGTTTCTAGGCTGTCTATAAACTCTGCATTAAATAAAGGTACTTGTGCACCAGATCTGCGTAAGCACTCCCAGGCAAGGTAAAATATGTGGGTTTGCTGTTCATGCTCACGCAACATCTTAGAAATTCCTGCACCATACTTCAACTCAAAAGCGTATTCGACACCTGGTGTTATCTTGTGTTCTGTGACTTCACCAGTAGCCCTAGTAATCTTTAGCTTTGCCATTGTTACTCCTTAATTAGAACGGTACCGATGGCGATACTGTTATTGCGGAGTTTAGCGTAAAGGTCACGCTGCTAGAGGCAATTTCTGAAACGCCACCAGTACCCAGTGGGGTAAGGTTGTTTACAAGAATTGAGAATTGGTAAGTAGGATTATCTGCTCCTACAGCTGTGCCCTTAACTGTAATAACTGATACAGCTAAAGTCTGACCAAATGCAGCATTAAGGGTCTGCATTACATCGGCAGATGCCCAGTCATTGAGAAAGTCGATGGTAAATGACCCAGATGACAAACCCTGGACAAAGCGGTGTGCCGTATCTGACATGGTTGTAATTTCTAGTTCATCTACGATTTGATTGATAACAGCGCTGGTAACAAGATCGCTAATATCGATGGATGGTGTAGTAGGCGCAGCGGCAGTAGCCAATTTAACGCCTACTTTGTTATTTAGATATATGGCCATTGTTATTCCTCTTCTTTCTTAGGTTGTACTTTTTCTTTTGGTGCTTCTTTTATTTGACCTATCTTTATCAGAAAGGCTAAATCATCTGCTTTGCTCATAATTAACTCCAGCTCGTTAGGATTGATACTGTTATTTCAGACACCAATAAATCGCCACTTTGAGCGCTTACGATTGCTGGAGCCGAAATGCTTGATATATTAAGTGTTAGGGCTGACGCTTCTAACTTTTTTACTACGGCTACTATGTAATCTTCCATACCAGCCAAATTACCCTGGTTATCTAACGCAGGTTTAGTGATTAAAATTCTAAAGTTTGCTAAAGGCAATACTGTTACATGATCGTTATTGCTCGGTACTATGTAAGGATCGCCAGGGGTGATCGCTACTGCATTGGCAAGTAATGTAGCT